GGTCTTATGATTTAATCATCTTTGATGAGGCAGCACTAGCTGATGGAAAAGATGCTTTCAATGTAGCACTCAGACCTACTCTAGACAAAGAAAACAGTAAAGCTGTATTTATTTCAACGCCAAGGGGAAGAAATAATTGGTTTGCTGAATTTTGGTATAGAGGATTTAGTGATGAATTTCACGACTGGGCATCAATAAGAGCAACATATCATGAAAATCCTAGATTTAGTGATAACGATATTCTAGAAGCAAAGAAAGCAATGTCTCAAGCAGAGTTTGCTCAAGAGTATCTCGCTGACTTTAATACTTATGAAGGACAGGTTTGGAACTTTAACTTTGAAGAGTGTGTCGCAGACTTAAGTCAGTTAGATACTAGCAAAATGGATGTATTTGCAGGACTAGACGTAGGTTACAAAGATCCAACAGCATTATGTGTAATAGCATATGATTGGGACGAACAAAAATATTATCTAGTAGATGAATACATGGATGCAGAAAGAACTACTGAACAGCATGCAGTAGAAATACGCAGAATGATAGATAAATATAATATTGACTGGATTTATATTGATTCGGCAGCGCAACAAACAAGATTCGATCTAGCGCAAAATTATGATATATCTACTATTAATGCGAAAAAATCAGTCCTAGATGGAATAGGACATGCAGCAGGTATTATTGACAATGACTTGCTCATAGTAGATCAAAAATGTTCACAAGCCTTATCGGCAGTTGACCAATATCAATGGGACCCCAATCCTAATTTACTCAAAGAAAAACCTAAACATAATATGGCATCTCATATGTCAGATGCTTTGCGTTATGCGCTGTATACATTTGAGACATCTGCAAGTACTTTTTGATTATGACCTACCAAAAAATAATTGTTGACAAAAAGGTGAATTTTTGGTATAATTTTAACTAATAAGATTTTATGGATTTAAAAAGAGATTTAGTCAAGTACGTTAGGGATAAAGCCAAATCAGGATATAAGAAAGACACCCAGTGCTTTATTTGTGGCGATACAGAAAATTTAGAGTTTCACCACTTTAACGGAATGACTGAATTACTACACAAGTGGCTGAAGGATAACAAAATTACGATTACCTCAGCCGACGAAATAATGAATCTACGAGAACAGTTCATTGAAGAACACCTCGTCGAAGTATACGATGAAGCAGCAACTCTATGTAAAACTCATCACATAAGATTGCATAGTATTTATGGCAAAAGACCAAAATTGGCAACAGCAATGAAACAAAAACGATGGGTGGAGATACAGAGAGACAAATATGGCATGGTATGATAGATTTTTAGGCAGAGATACAGAGGAGAAGCTAAATCCAGCTCAGCCTTTTATCGGCTTAGAAGAAGGACTATCAATAGATACTCGTGAGAAGAAAGATAATTATCGCTCAGCTTACGAAGAACTAGAAGTAGTTAACAGAGCTGTCAACATGATTGTTGATGATAGTGCTGATATACCTTTTGAAGTTGGAGAAAAAATACAAGGTATTACTCCAATAGTTCAAAATGTTCGTAGAAGTCGTGTAGACTTACTACTAAATAGAGAGCCAAACCCTTTTCAGGACGTTAATACTTTTAAAAGAAATCTAATTATTGACCTACTGATTGATGGAAACATATTCATATATTATGATGGTGCCCATCTCTATCATTTACCTGCTAATAATGTTACTATTGAAACCGATACTAGCACTTATATAAAAAAGTATGTATATGATGGTCATATAGACTACTCCCCTAGTGAAATAATACATATTAAGGAAAACTCATTCAAATCAATATACAGGGGAGTACCTAGATTGAAACCAGCTTATAGAACCATGTATTTAATGGATAATATGAGAAGTTTTCAAGATAACTTCTTCAAAAATGGAGCAGTTCCAGGATTAGTACTTAAGAGTCCAAACACTCTTTCAGATAGAATTAAAGAAAGAATGTTACAAGCTTGGAGTACAAGATATAATCCAAAAAATGGAGGTAAAAGACCATTAATATTAGATGGTGGTTTAGAAGTAGATAGTCTAACTAAAGTAAACTTTAAGGAACTAGACTTTCAATCTTCTATCATCGCTAATGAAAAAATAATTTTAGAAGCACTAGGAGTTCCACCAATTTTATTAGATGGTGGTAATAACGCAAATATTAGACCTAACCATAGACTCTATTATTTAGAAACTATACTGCCTATTGTAAGAAAAATTGGGTATGCGTGTGAAAGATACTTCGGATTTAAACTAGTTGAAAATGTACATGGGGTTCCAGCATTACAGCCAGAATTAAGGGACCAAGCAGCGTACTACGCTACTTTAGTCAATACAGGTATTATGACACCTAATGAGGTTAGGGACTCAATGAATATGGAGCCTATAGAAGGGCATGATGAATTGAGAGTGCCAGCAAATATAGCAGGCAGCTCAGCTAACCCAAGTGAAGGTGGAAGACCACCTGAAGAAACAGAGGATACAGAAAATGAATAGACCACAAATACTAAAAGTGTTAATGGAATACTTCAAAAAGAAAGGTAAAATTCTTTCTCCAATGGAGTATAAAGCAGCAGAAGACGCTCCAATGCGTTTTATGGTTGCAAAAAGAGCATTTGGTTCATGGGCAAGAATGCAACAAATGGCAGTAACAGCAGGCTGGGAAGATACTCCAGTAGTTGAAAAAAAGCCAGCACCAGCACCCGCACCAAAAGCAAAGCCAGCTCCTAAAAAAGCTGTAAAGAAAGGTAAGTAGTTATGTCAGATAAAATTTTTCATTGGTCATCAACATTTAAAACATTAGGCGAAGATGATGATGGAAGTGTGAATATCAAAGGATATGCTAGCACTAACGCATCAGATAGAGCGGGTGATTGTATTGACCATGACGCATGGACTAAAAATGGTGGATTGGAAAACTTTAAAGGTAATCCAATAATTCTTTTTAACCATGACTATAACAGACCAATAGGTCGTGCTACTTCATTAGAAGTAAACGACAAAGGCCTCGAACTTGGAGCTAGAATTTCTAAGTCCGCAGGTGAAGTAAAAGATCTTATTAAAGATGGCGTACTTGGAGCATTTTCCGTGGGTTTCCGAGTCAAGGACGCTGATTATCTAAAGGAAACCGACGGATATCAAATAAAGGACGCTGAACTATTCGAAGTGTCAGTTGTGAGTGTACCTTGCAACCAGACAGCAATGTTTTCGATTGCGAAATCATTCGATTCTCAATCAGAATACGATGAATGGAAAGCTGAATTTACTAATGACGTAAAACAGGCTCATGATATGGAAGCAGTAAAAACTGACGAAATTGATGCGCCACAAGCCGTGGGTAAAACCACTCAACAGGAGAGACATATGTCTACAGAAAAAACTACTCCAGATGCTGAGTTAGACTTAAAAGCATTCGCGGAAGAGGTGGCAAAATCAACTGCTGCTAAAATCGCAATGCAACAAGCAGAACAAAAAGCAAAAGAAGTAAGCGAAGCTGAAGAGAAAGCTGCTGCTGAACAAGCAGAAATAGCTGAAAAAGAAGCTGAGCAAGAAAAAGTTAAAACTATTGTAGAAGTCGGCATGTCTGGAGCTGAACAGCTCATGAATGACGTTGAAAAACGTGTTTCAGATAAACATGAAGACCTTGAAAAAGTAGTTAATGAACTTAAAACTGAACTGTCTGATAAAAAAGAAGAGATTAACGCTATTCGCGAATCTAAAAGAATTTTTAGTGACAGACAAAACAGCGACTGGCAGAAAGCCTTTCAAAGCGACATTGATGACGCTTTCGTAATGGGTCTTGCTACTGGTAAAGGCTGGGATACTAACCTTGCGAAAAACGTAATGGAAAAAGTTAACGCTCATTCAGGTGTTGGCGTTTCATCAGCTGATTTTGAACAAACAGTATCTACTAATATCGAAAGAGATATTCAATTAGAGTTAGTATTGGCTCCTCTATTTAGAGAAATCCCAATGCAATCAGCAACTCAAATCATTCCAATCATGCCAGATGCAGGTTATGCAGAATTTACTTCTAACCAAACAGCTTCTGGAAGTTCACCACATGGTAACTTAGAGGAAAGAGGCGACGCATATGGTTCTCCATACGCAGGTGTTGATTTAACTGAAAGAACTCTTTCAACTAAAAAACTTATTTCACAATCATTCTTAGGTAATGAAACTGAAGAAGACGCAATTCTACCGATTCTTCCTTTAATTAGAGATTCAATCGTTAGATCACATGCAAGAGGTATTGAGAATGCTATCTTAGTAGGTGAC